TTGCTAGTTTACGCGAAATTGAAGAAACCATAAAAGAGACTCTAGCCACTTCTGCTGGAGTCAATCCTGAACAAGATCGGGAACACGTCGGGTATATTAAAGCCCTGCGTGACTTTTATCTCATGAAACCAGAAGACACGGAGGAGTTTCCGCAAGTATGAATTTAGTTCCCCTTTTACACCGAGTCCTTGTTAAGCCAGAAAAGCTTGAGGAATTCAGTGAAGATTATAAGCGGGCCGCAGCTATCGGCCTTACTATCCCCGAACTAGAAAGCGCTAAGCGCGCTCAGGCTAACGTAGATCAAGGTGTTGTAGTCGCCATCGGCGAAACAGCATACAAGGACTATGGGATTGATCCTCCCATCAAAGTTGGTGATGTTGTCAATTGGGCCAAATACGGCGGTAAGCTTTTAGAAGATTACGCAACGAAAGAATTCTACGTTGTGTTAAATGATGAAGACATTATCTGTGTTGTGAAGGAAAAGATGAATGAGTGAAGAACTTAACGAATCTGGTGAAGGCCAATTAGAAGGCCAAGAAACAGAACAAAATAGTACACCGGAACCTAGTCCTGTTGAATTACAGGCAATTGAATCTGGTTGGGTCCCCAAGGACCAATACAATGGTGAAGAGCATAAGTGGGTAGATGCCGCAGAATTCCTACGTCGTGGTGAGTTATTCCGCAAGATTGAGAATCAATCGAAGGAACTCAAGGACGTCAAGAAGGCATTAGTAGAACTTAGCAAGCACCACAAGGCTGTGCGGGAAGTCGAGTACAAGCGTGCGTTGGAGACTCTGAAGGCACAGAAGAAGGCTGCTTATGAAGAAGGTGACGTCGATGCAGTAATTGCTGCTGATGAACGTATTGACCTAGTGCGCGAAGAACAACGCGCTTTAAAGCAAGAACCTATTGAACTTGAACAACGCGAAGAAGCTCCTGCTGAATTCGTGGAGTGGCAAGAACGGAATAGTTGGTATGGCACGAGCAAGCCCATGCGAGCATTCGCTGATGCTCTCGGACGTGAATTACACGAACAGGGTGTAACCCCGAAGGAAGTGCTTAAACAAGTGGAAGCGCAAGTTAAGAAAGAATTTGCACATAAGTTTACCAATCCCAAACAAAACAAACCCAGTGCTGTTGAAGGCGCCTCGCGCGCAGGCAGTGCTGGTAAAGACAGTTATACCTTGACCCCGCTTCAGCGTAGGATGGCTAACCAGTTTATTGCTTCTGGTGCCATCAAGAACATTGAAGAGTATGTCAAGCAACTGAAAGAAGTAGAGTAACTCACCAAGAGAGTAAAGGATCAAATAGATGAACCAATCAAATAAAGAATCGAATAGTCTTTCTAAGGCACCGAGAGGTCGTGTCAGTCGTTCTGATTTAAACAAGAGCGGCAGATTAGCGGTACGTGGCAAAGAGTCAGGATATGTGTACCGTTTTGTGAACGATATTGATGATCGTGTCACTGAGTTTCAAGAGAGGGGTTACGAAGTAGTCCCGCGTGAAGCTGTGCAAATTGGTGATAAGCGCGTGAGTGTTCCTTCAGCTACTGGCTCGTCTAGCCAAGTGTCTGTTGGTCAAGGGACCAAGGCGGTCCTAATGCGGATTAAACAGGAGTGGTACGACGAAGACCGTGCTGTTTATAATGAATCTGTTAATGCTATCGAGCGCGCCACTAAAGAAAAAGCTAAGGATGGCACATACGGCGATTTGACAATCGGCGGTCGTTAAAAACTAATGTGCCATTAAAAATTCTATATTTAATATTGGAGTAATCTAATGGCAAACGTCTCTCGTCTTGGTGGGTTCAAGCCCATTAAGCATCTCAATGGCTCTCCCTATAATGGGCAGTGCAACATCTATGAAATCGTGGCCGGTGACGGCACAGCGGTTAACGTAGGTGATTTAGTCAAGGCCGATAACGGTACAGCAACGGATAACTATCCGACTTGCATCCGTCTTGCGGCTTCCGGTCAAGTAACTACTGGCCTCATTCTCGGTGCTGTTGTTGGTTTTGTGGTTGATCCCACTAACCTCAATACGCCTCAATATCGTGCCGCGTCGACGAAGCGTTATGCTCTCGTTGCTGATGCTTTCGATATTATCTTTGATGTTGCGGATGGCGCTACGTCTCCCACTACAGCTACTCAGATTGGTCTGAATACTGGTGTGACGTGTACAGCCCCGGATACTGTTGTTGGCGTCTCTCAAATGACAACTGGTACAGCATCTCCCACAACAACTGCGGCTCTCCCTCTGAAAGTTATGGCTATTCGTAAGAGTCCTGATAATGAAGTTGGTGCGGCTTATCAACGCCTTGAAGTAATGATTAATCAGCATTACTACATGGGTGGTCAGACAGCCGTCTAAATTTAACTGGAGTAATTACAAATGGCACTTATTAATACTAGTTCCTTTGCCAAGGCCCTCTGGCCCGGCGTCAATGCCTGGTATGGCAAGGAATATGCGGAATATCCCGTGGAATACACGGCTCTGTTCGATACGTTCAAGTCTAGCAAGGCTTGGGAAGAAGATGTCGGTATCTCTTCGTTTGGTTTGGCTGTTCAAAAGGCTGAAGGCGCTCCTATCTCCTACGATAGCGAACGTCAAGGTTTCACGACTCGCTACACGCCTGTTGTGTTTGCCCTCGGCTTCAACATCACTCGTGAAGTTGTGGATGACGACCAATACAACATCGTCGGTCAGCGTAAGGCTCAAGGTCTTGCCTTCTCTATGCGTCAGACAAAGGAAATCGTTGGTGCTAACGTGTACAACCGCGCTACCACTTCCGGTTATACCTACGGTGACGGTAAGACGATGCTTGCTGCGGATCACCCGAACATCAAGGGCGGCACTCAGTCTAATCAACTGGCTACTGCTGCGGACATTTCGGAAGCTGCGCTCGAACAAGCGTGTATCGACATTGCTGGTTTCACGAACGATGCTGGTCTTCTGATCGCTGCTCGTCCTGCAAAGTTGATTATCCCGCGCCAACTGGCTTTTGAAGCTAAGCGTATTCTGGGTTCTGATGGTCGCGTTGGCTCGGACCTGAATGACCTGAATGCGTTGAAGACGATGGGTATGATTCCCGAAATGACGGTCAACCACTACTTGACAGATACTGATGCTTGGTTCATCCGTACCACTGTCAAGCATGGTATGAAGTATTTCGAGCGTGATGCTGACTCGTTTGATATGGACAATGACTTCGACACGGAGAATGCTAAGTTTAAGGCTCGTGGCCGTTACGCCTTCGGTATGACCGACTGGCGCGGTGTCTACGGCAGCGTCGGCGCCTAATTAACTTTAGTGGGGGCCTCGGCCCCTTCTTAAACAACTAAAGGAAAATTATGTATATTGTTGATACAAATCCGACAGTAACGAGTAACATCAAGGAACCGTATGTCAAGATTGTCAAGCTCACGTTTGCTGATTTTGCTATCACAACGTCTGTGAAACGACTAGTGGCTTGGCTTCCGGCTGATGCTTCGATCACAGGTTTTGAATACTGGAACAAGACAAAGTTAGCTGGTAACTCTATTGATGGAGCCACACTTAGTTTAGGCACAGCAAGCGGTGGTACTCAATTTGTGAGTGCATTTGATGTGTTCACGACTGTGGGTACAAACGCGGTCTTGTCGCCCGTGACTGGTATCTACCAGCCCTATGCGGTTCCGCTTGGTGGCGATATTCCGATCTGGACTGCGGGTCTTACGACTACAGGCACTCCGACAAGCGGTGAAATCTACTTGCTTATCAAATACATTCGTTAATCTCGGACTATAAAAACAAAAAGGGAGTCTCTTTGAATAAAAGGATTCCCTTTTCTATTAAAGGATATTTAAAATGTCGAATGTTACACGCACACCGCCTAAGCTAGTCACATGCCCATCTACGTTTGCTAATCCGTCTGCTTCTGGTCAAAGTGCTGTTTTAGCGGCACAAGGTACTGGTGCCTGTATTAGAGTATTATCAGCTATTGTGGTAGCAACTGCGGCTACTACTGCTAAGTTTCAATCAGGGAATAATGACTTATCTGCAACATGGCCGTTAGCTGCCAATGGTGGATTTGTTCTGCCATTTAATGAACATGGCTGGTTTCAGACTAATGCTAACGAAGCCCTTAATATTAATCTAGGGTCTGCTACTGCCACTGGTGTTCAGATTCAATATATTGTAGTACAGGCTTAAATTCATATGGCTTTTCCAACTGGCTTTACACAGCGAGCTAAAATTACTGTAGACCACACAAAGGTCA